CGAAATGTCCGACCCGGGGATGCTAAGCCGGGCGCCCACCCACGGTGGTGAGTCCACCCCACAATATTCTCTAAAGTGGCCTCCAGGGGCCTCCAACGTAGTCCTTTCGGACCATTTTCCTTGATCAAGAGTAATGGACCCCTCGGAAACCCCCTTAGTACAAGTGAGGGAAGGAGTGAGTGAGGCCGAAGGCCGAACGAACGACTGACCGAGCCCTGTGGGGCGCTTCATGCGCCCCCATACTGGTAAACCTAATGGGCGCCTACGGCGCCCCTAGTAAGTAAGTAAGGGGAGGTCCAGCTGTGCCCAAGGGAAGCTACGACCTCTCGGCGCCCCAGGCGAAGAAATAGATCCTGGCGGCAATTCGCTCCGGCAAGACAATTGCCCAGGCCATGCAAATGGTCGGCAAGTCGGTAAAGACGTACGAATACTACCGGGATTCTGACCCGGCATTCCGGGCCGAGGTCCAGGCAATTCGGAACCAGCTCGCTGCCGGCGGTGTGAGGAAATAGGTTCCCGAATTCGCGGAATTCTGCGAGACCTATCTCGGGCACAGAATGTTCGCCCACCAGCTCCAGTGGATCGACGTCCTCGAAGGTCGCCGGCCGCGGGACATGCACCCGAACATGATCTACCGGCCGGCCGAGCCGGACCTGATCATCTGCAACACCCCGCCCGAGCACGCCAAGACGACCACGATCACCGTGGACTACGTCGCCTGGCGGATCTGCCAGGACCCGAACATCAAGGTCATCTTGGTCTCCAAGACCCAGATGATGGCGAAGAAGTTCCTGGTCGAGATCAAGGGCATCCTGACCGGCCCGCGGTACGCGCAGCTCCAGGCCGACTTCGGCCCCGTCGAGGGCTTCAGCGCGAACTCGGTGTCCTGGCGCGAGGACGCGATCTACCTCTCCGACGACGTCCGGACCTCCAACGCCAAGGACCCGACCGTCCAGGCGCTCGGCATCCAGCGCCAAATCTACAGCTCCCGCGCCGACCTTCTCGTCATTGACGACGCGGTGGACCACACCAACTCCCACGAGTTCGAGAAGCAGATCGACTGGATTCAGGGTCAGGTGCTCTCCCGGGTCGGCAACTCCGGGACCGTCCTGGTGGTCGGCACCCGGATCGCCCCGGTGGACCTGTACTCCGAGCTCCAGAACCCGGCGCACTACCCGGACGAGGAGTCCCCCTGGACCTACTTCGCGCAGCCGGCGGTGCTGGAGTTCGCTGACGACCCGAAGGACTGGATCACGCTCTGGCCTCAGAGCAACATCCCCGAGCCCGCGGCCAAGGGCGACCGGGCCGTGCCCGACGAGAACGGGCTCTACCCGAAGTGGGACGGCGCCGCGCTGCACAAGCGACGGAGCCGGATGCTCCCCCGCAACTGGTCCATGATCTACATGCAGCAGCAGGTGGTCGAGGACGCGACGTTCCCCCAGGAGGCGGTGAACGGGTGCATCAACCCCCAGCGCATGACCGGCGTGCTGGCGCCGGCGCAACCCGGTGGTCGCCCCGAGGGGATGGCCGGGCTCTACATCGTCGCCGGCCTCGACCCGGCAATGGCCGGGAACACCGCAGCCGTCGTGATGGGCGTGGACCGGCAGACCCGCAAGCGCTGGGTCCTGGACGTGTTCAACGGCCGGACGACGCCTGACGACCTCCGCGAGCTCATCAAGGGCTGGACGATCCGGTACGGCGTGATGGAGTGGCGGGTCGAGAAGAACGCCTTCCAGATCATGCTGACCCAGGACCGCGAGATCCGGCAGTTCCTCGCCAGCCGAGGCTGCACGCTGAAGGAACACTTCACCGGCAACAACAAGTGGGACACCGACTTCGGCGTCTCCTCGATGCGCGACCTGTTCGGCACCTGGGTGAAGGACTCGGCCCGCGGCTGGAAGGCGTCGATCCCGCCGCTGATCAACCTGCCGAGCCGAGTCAGCTCCGAGGGCGTCAAGGCCCTGACCGAGCAGCTGATCACCTGGTTCCCGGACGCACCGAAGTCCCAGAAGCAGGACTGTGTCATGGCGCTGTGGTTCTGCGAGATCCGAGCCCGCGAGCTGACCGACGAGGGGTTCGGCAAGACGCACTTCGACAACCCATACCTTCCGCCAAGGCTCCAGGCCGACCGCATGGTCGTGGACCTGGACCAGCTGTACCAGGAGTCGATGGCTCCGAGCTTGGGGATGCTGTGAGCGTAGACATCTCGGCCTTCATCGAGGCCCGTTGGGACACCCCGGCCACCGGCCGGCGGGTGGACTACATCGTCCTGCACGACATGGAGATGGGCGAGACCGTCCACACCGCCGAGGACTGCGCGCACATGTTCGCCAACCTCGGGCCCGACCGCAAGGCGTCGGCGCACTTCGCGGTGGACTCCAACTCGATCGTCCAGTGTGTGCGCGAGAAGGACATCGCGTACCACGCCCCGCCGAACCTGCACTCGATCGGCGTCGAGCACGCCGGGTTCGCCCGGTAGACCCGCGACCAGTGGCTGGACGACTTCGGCCAGGCGATGCTCCGCCTCTCCGCCGGCCTGGTGGCCGAGCTGCTCCAGAAGTACGACCTGCCCGCGGAGTTCCTCTCCCCCGACGAGCTCCGCGCCGGCAAGCGTGGGATCACCACGCACGCCAACGTCTCGAAGGCGTTCGGTCAGACCACGCACACCGACCCCGGCCCGGACTTCCCGATCGGCTGGTACATGGACCGCGTCCGCGAGAACCTCGCGCCGCCTGTGGAGGACGACTTGCCGTACACCGACACCCAGCTCATCGACTTCGCCCGCCGTGCCGTCCAGGCCGAGCTGGGCGACGAGAACGTCGGCGCCTTCAGCGACCGGGTGGCCGACAAGGTCATCGCCCGGCTGCCGGCGCCCGGCACCACCACCGTGGACCTCGACGCTCTCGCGGCCAAGGTCGCTGACCTGCTCGCTGCTCGCCTGAAGGACTGACATGGACGCCTCCGTCCCCCGCCGAGTGCTGGGTATGCGACAGCGCAACGTGGAGCGCGACGGTCGCATGTAGGACGTCTACGACGTCCGCAACGGGGAGACGTCCCGGCTGCTGCCCGGGATGTTCCCCGACATCTGGCCGAAGCCGATCGTCGCCAACTTCGTGGACACCACGGCCCGCGACCTGGCCGAGGTGACCGGCATCGCGCCGTCGATCAACTGCGAGTCGGCGCTCCAGGTGTCCAACACCGCGAAGAAGTTCGCCGGCAAGCGGACCAAGATCGCGCACTCGTACTTCGACGCCTCGAACCTCGCCATCCAGCTGGTCTCGGGTGCCGACCGGTACTACACCTACGGGTTCGTGCCGTTCGTGGTGGAGCCCGACTTCACCACCCGCACGCCGCACATCCTCCTGGACGACCCGATGGGCGTCCACTACACGCTCGATCTGTTGGGCTGCGTTACGCACTACGCGAAGGTCTGGCGCGAGAAGGCACTCGACCTCGCAGCGAAGTTCCCCGACTACGCCTCCGACATCCTCGGTGAGGACGGCACGGGCGGGGATCGCGCCGAGCTGGAGGTGATCCGCTACATCGACAAGGACGTGCAGGTTCTCTACCTCCCGGAGAGAAGCAACCTCGTCCTTACCGAGGTCCCCAACCGCCTGGGGAAGGTCCCGGTCTACGTCGCAGAGCGACCTGGCCTCGACGGTCAGATGCGCGGCCAGTTCGATGACGTGATCTGGGTCCAGCTCGCCCGAGCGAGAATGGCCCTGCTCGGGATGGAGGCGGTCGAGAAGTCAGTCGGCGCCCCGCTCGCCGTGCCCCAGGACGTCCAGACGATGACGTTCGGTGGCGACGCGATCATCCGGTCGAACTCTCCCGACAAGATCCGGCGCGTTGGTGTCGAGCTCCCGCAGGGCGCCTTCGCAGAGTCGCAGCTCCTGGAGTCGGACATGAGGGCCGGCTCTCGCGTGCCGCAGGCGCGCACGGGCGAGATCGACGCATCGGTCGTGACCGGCCGAGGCGTCCAGGCCCTCATGGGCGGCTTCGACTCGCAGGTCAAGACCGCGCAGATGATCCTCGGTCACGCCCTCGGCAAGGCTCTCCAGATCGCGTTCGAGATGGACGAGAAGTTCTGGCCGGGGCTGAAGAAGCAGATCCGCGGCGTTGCCAACGGCGCCCACTTCGAGGAGACCTACACCCCGTCCAAGGACATCGCGGGCTCCTACACCGTGGACGTCACCT